AAAGAGTTCCACGTGTGGAGTGATGGTAGCGGAATTGATGGCGTGTATGCTGTCCTGGGCACTCAATACGATATGTCTCCCGGTGGTAATGCATCTGACAACCGCCAAATCGCATGGGCAGGTAATGCATGGGGTTCGGGAACGACCACCACAGCAACTTCATTTTCAGTTATTGACCCCGATCATGTGGTGAATATGGATTTGTATATTCAACGAATCAATCCCGCTGACAACTGCAACTATCTCATCATCCTCGAGAAAATTGAGATGACCAATGACCAAACGATTCTACAACTGATTAAGGAGAGAAGTCAAGATGACATCCGATGAAGAAACGCACGTGGACAGCAAAGCAACCCGAACTCAGAGGTTCGCTCAATGGTTAATGGAACGCGAAGAAAAGCGAGAAGCCAAGGAGTCCTCCCTGGAAGGATTGGTCAAACTGAATGTTTTGGTTTCCTTTCTCACTTTGGGTTTGGTCGGTGGCTTCTCCGCTGTGCAAACTGCTGTCGCTATGATTCCGTATCTTTGATGAGCATCTGAATCAATTTGAAGCTAGGACAATTTGCAGTGTTCCAACAACCGCAGATGCGAGCATGAAACATATTGCCCATGACGGGCGTTGTGATTTCTTCAATGATGACTCCCTCTTGTTCTTCCATCATGCGCTTGATTCCTTTCGTGATTACTGACGATCGTGGCTCTTTACCTCTCCATCTGTCCAGGTCAGCCAGCAATTGCTGACTCAAACTTACGTGGATTGGTATCTTCATCAGACCCACCTCGCAAGGGACAATTGTCTGTCGAGGCTTTCCCGAAGGCTCTCACTCAAAGCATACGGAATCTTTGCGTGAATGTTTGAGCGCAAGTGCGTTCTACTGTTGGTTTTGTTGAATGGTTTCTTGTGCCTGTGTGTGTCTGAATCAATGCAAGCAATCGGAACAAACTTTCCCCACAAGAAAAACGGTCCAATGCGTTGGCGATATGGTCCCAATTGGTCATTGAACGGTGCAATTGCTCCTTTCACATTTTCAATTAGATATTCGGTGAGGTTGTATCGCTCCTCGAGAGCATCAATCAACCAAACCGTGTTGGCCAACAACGACAAATCCCAATCTTCAGGGTCTCGGTTTGGATTCTTCATGCTAAATTCTGTGCATGGCGGCGATGCCCACACTACAAGCCGTTCTACTCCCCGATCGTAGAGATGAGCGTGAATGACCTCGAACACATTTTTGACATCCATCATGTCCAAAAGCCACATTCCTTTGACATGGTCGAGCAAATCTTTGTTGTTGTCTATACGGATTACCTTCCAATCCGTCCCCAAAAACGCTTCAGATGCACCGCCAAGCCCACAAAAGAGGTCAATAATTACCTTCATGATGAAACCTGTGTGGCCATTTCACATAAATGTATGGCCAGCCATGAATAATGAGACTGGATTTTGGGGCGCAAACGATGCACTGCGTGCATATTTGCTACGAATGGCGCAATACCCCAATGATTCCAGCATTCAAGATATAATTAAAGACTAAACCTATCATGATAGGAACATGGCAAAGAGCGACTCTTTCTTTATTCGTGCCTCTGTTGGAACCAACGGAACAACCTTTGAACAAAATGCAATTGACTTGGGCGCTTACGTGGACGCACTGGGCAAAAGCGTTCTTCGCATTCATCGTTGTGAAGTGCGCTACCCCGAAATCGATACCACCCCTACCGGTCCAGGGCCCGTTATTGAAACCTGCAACTATCAACTCACCACTCAAAGCCAGTCTGCGATCGTGGCCCTCACCGATAAGTCCCTTATCGCCAGTGGCCAACAGATTGCATCGTTTGATGGCACGCTTGCTTTGTCTACATTGACGGACACTCAAGACATTGGGCCTCAAGCCTGGACATCGGGATACCTGGTTGGCGTTGAACAAATTTACCTGGGCTTTGATAGTTCGGCCGCCAATGTCTACCCTGCTGGCAAGACGATGGAAATCATCCTCGAATGCACCGTTGAAACCCTCTCTCAGTCTGCCGCTATGGCTCTGGCATTGTCCCAACAATGAGGTGCCGTAGGTGCCTAAAGTCAGCCTGTCTCTCGAGGAGTATCTTGCTCTCGTTGATGCTGCTCGGAGAACTACCGAACTCGTTGCTGACGCCAGAGCCGAAGCGGTATCTGTCGTCGCCGATGTGAAGAAGGTTAAACGCAAGACCTCAGCATACAATCGCCGATACAAAGCCGCTTTCAAGAAGGTAGCCAAGAAATACAAACTCAAATCCGGCAAATGGAAAAAGAATGGATTCAAAGCCGCTGTGAAAGCCGCTCACAAAATGGCCGGTGGTAAGAAGTGAGGTCGATTCGCACTTTGCGAGGTCGGTTGGAAGATACCGATGTTCACCGCCTGATCGTGGATGATGGCCGATTGAATCACGGTGTAAAAGTGAAAGAGTTCCACGTGTGGAGTGATGGTAGCGGAATTGATGGCGTGTATGCTGTCCTGGGCACTCAATACGATATGTC